TCCATGTTGCTGCCATTTTCTATTCTCCTTCTAAGGCCGCTATGCGGTCTGTTAATGATTCTATAATCTCTTGTTGTTCTTGCATTGCTCTCAAAAGAACTGGAATGGTTTCGGTGTATCGCATTCCCAAGGTTCCATCTTCATCAGCATCTATAACTTGGCCGAAATCTCCCTGCCAATCCTGAGCAATAAAACCTATTTTTGAGTCAGCTTTCTTTTGAGATTTGAGGTTATAGGTTACACATCGATAGCTCTTAACCTTATCTAACACCCCGCTTAACTCAGCGATGTTTTCCTTAAGGTTTTCATCTGATTGCGTTGCCCAAGATGTTGCGCCATTGACTAACTTAACCCCAGCAGACGACTCGTTTAGAACATAAAAATTGCCAGCATTAAAATTGATTCTATCGATCTTATAGCAGATCTCGTTAGACCCATCAGCAACACCAAAACCCACGTCTGTTGTTATATTAGCGACGACACCACCCACATCAGCTATAGCAGTAGTATTCCCTACAAATAAACCATCCGCTGATGCATCCCAGCGCATTCCTTCCGTACTGCCGTCATCGTCAAACCAGACCATGTCGCCAACAGACGTGATTCGCATTCTTTCAAGCATCGCGACACTATCGGCTTCAGTATGAAACGACATGTGGGCGTTGCTAGTTGAACCATCTCCACTAACAACAATCGCGGCAAGTTGGGTATCAACGTCAGCGTTGCCGAAATCTATGGAACCTATTTGTCCAGTAGCATGACCAGATGTTCTAGTCAGGCGGAAATGTGGGCCAGTAGCATCTTGGATATTAAGTAAGGCGGATGGTGTGCCAGTACCAATACCGACTGCATTTGCACCAGCATCCACAAAGAGCATGTTGGCATTGCCGTTGGACTCAACTCGGAAGTCTGAATCATTACTGCCTTCGTTTATGACCATGCCAGTGTCAAACACTGAAAACCCTGCAACCTCAAACGGTTGAGCAGCAGGAGTTTTTCCAATACCAACTCGATTATTACCGCCATCAACAAATAGCATGTGAGTATCATCATTAGACTCTACTCTGAAGTCTATATCATTTGAATCATCATTAAACGAGATTTCACCAGGATAGAAATTAAGGTAACTGCGAGCAGTTCCAGCCAGCATCATGTCAATTTCAAATTGTGCGTCTTCTGTGGGGCCAGAATTTGTTACATCAATAACTTTGGCGAACATATTGACGCCAGTTGTTTGATTGCCGCCATCATCTTCAAAGTCAAACTTGATTGAACCAATTAAGTCATTGTCAGCAGGACTACCGCTATTTCTATGTAAGACAAGATTAGGCCCTGCATTAGAACCAGTATCTGTAGAGATTAGTGAGAGAGTATCCTCATTCCCCGTTGTGGTAATAGAGGTTGCACCAGTTGAGGCGATTGACAGGCGGTTTACTCCAGCCGTAGCAAAGTTTAATACGTCAGAACCACCACCCCACATCCCTGTATTCGGATCATTTACAAAGGAATAAAGAGGTAATGCTGCCTTACCATACTGAGCTAAGATTTGCTCATCACTAGCTCCACCATTCTCAGTAAGTCGGAATATTTCTGTAGCGGCTGTCGAGAAGGACATTACATTAGTATTTTGATTATATTGAATCCTACCTTGGCTTCGATCTGATCCAGTATTACCATCGGCGAAGTAAATATTTCCGCCTTCGTCGGTGCCGTTGCCTGAGTAGATCGTAATTCCTTCAGAGCCTGATCCACCACCGATAACAAGGCGATCAGCCCCATTATCGAATTCGGCTGGGTTGCCTTGGGCGATTCCTACTTTATCATTCCCACCATCTATAAAGAGCATATTGGCATTGCCATCAGACTCAACTCTAAAGTCAGCATCAATACCACCCTCATTAAATATGTGATTACCATTTGTATCTATGACGTATCTATACTGAGAATTACTAGCATCATAGACTGCAAATGCAGCACCAAAAGAACCAATTTGAAATTGTTTATTGCTTTGATCGCTTTCAATAAAAGATATAACTGGTGTGTTACTTGTTATACCTAATGTTGAGCTAAGTGTAGTAGCTCCATCAACCTGAAGAGTGCTTGCCATATCCACAGCACCATCAATGTCCACGACATCTAGGTTGCTTGTTCCATCTATGTCAATATCACCAGAGATGTCTAATTCAGTAGCAGTAACTTTATTATTAAAAGTAGCCGCACCTGCCGCTGAAGCATCAAGGGTAAGCGCAGTTATAGCGCCTCCTCCATCGCTATCGTTGACCCTAAAGATCATGTCCTTATCTGCTACTTCTGTACCAATATAAACATCTGAAGAAACATTAGAAACTGAAAAGTACCTTGTTCCAGCGGCATCAAACCAAATATTATTTCCAGCAGCGTCTAAAATAATATCTCCAGCAACATCCAGTGTTAAATCACCAGAGCTTAAATCAATCTCCGTACCGTCTATAGTGATGTTATCTACCACTACACCTGCATTAGCTGTGACTACTCCTGTCGCGGCTACTGTTCCTGCAACTGTTAAACCACCACTAGCAAGTGTCATCAAATCTGTATCAGAGGTATGGCCTATAGTAGCTCCATTGATATTAATATTATCAATAACAGCTTGAGTAATTGCGCTGTTCGTACCTAACGTGGCTCCGTCTATGGAACCTCCATTGATGTCAATGGTACTGAAGGTGTCTATGGAACTTTCAAAGTAAGTCTCAAAGTCCGTAAGAGCAACTTGCTTCATCGTACCTGCATCATTAACAACTACTCTGTCTGCATCAGCCAGGGTTGTGCTACTAGCACTAGTATCCCCGTCCATGATGTTGAGTTCCGCTGCTGTAGAACTAACTGTAGTTCCATTAATGGAAAGAGCGTCAGTCTCAAGAGTTCCATCAATGTCTGCATTGCCTGAAACATCTAAAGTAGTTAGATCAAGCTCACCGGCAATAGTAACATTTCCGTCAGCCAGCGTAATTAGGTCTGTATCGGAAGTATGTCCAATGGTTGTGCCATTGATGTTTATGTTGTCAATAACGGCATGAGTAATAGCACTGTTAGTACCTAAAGTTGCCCCATCAATAGAGCCACCGTTAATGTCTATAGTACTAAAGGTGTCTATGGAACTCTCGAAGTAAGTCTCAAAGTCCGTCAGGGCTACTTGCTTCATTGTGCCAGCGTCATTAACAACAACCCTGTCTGCGTCCGCCAACGTGGTGCTGGAGGCGCTTGTGTCTCCGTCCATGATGTTAAGTTCAGCAGCCGTACTTGTAACGGCGGTGCTTCCTATAACAAGGCCACTGGCGGGTACAACTACCCTGGCAGCACCAGCAAGAATTAAGTCGTCCGCTGATGTGTCCCAAAGCATATAGGCACTTGCGGTGTCACCAAAGAACTTAACATCGTATCCTGTGTCATCCACACCCACCGTAACTGTATTGTCTATTTGTACGGCTCCGTCGATGTCCACGGCATCTAAATTGGTTGTCCCGTCAATGTCCGCATTGCCACTAATGTCAAGGGTGGCTGCGTCCAGTTCTCCGGATATAGTAATGTTCGTGCCGCCAGTAATCGCACCGTCCATTGCAACGGCACCATTTATGTCTATGGTCGTTGCATTAATCTCAATCTCGGTGTCCGACACAAGGTCCAGAACGCCGTCCGCACTTTGGAAAATGTACGTACCGCTGTCTCCGAACTGAAGTTGGTCCGTACTGGATATTAATAAACCTGTGTCAGCCACATGAGTCAGCGACACATCTTGGTCGTCTCCAAAGTTTATAACAGCGCCGTCCGCTAAGAAGAGATCACTAAACTCCAGGGCAGCCGTACCGAGGGCTGCTCCATCGGAAGCATCCGGTACAAAAGCTGTGGCGGCGGATACCGTCCCCGTAAAGTCCGGGGAGGCAATATTCGCTTTAGTTGCAACCGCTGTTGCAATATTATCAAATTCGTCGTCAATCTCAGACCCTTTAACAATCTTATTAGCGTTGCCCGTCGCCAGGGAGTCCTTCGCCGTAAAGTTAGTGGTCTTTGTGTAATCACTCATATCATTCTACCTATTAGTGCTTCAGTATTGAGATCCTGAATGGACAAGGCCGCACCGTTTATTGTAGCTTCAAAACCTATCGTAGCTACGGTCCCTGTTCCTGTTGGTTTAGCCTTAATTTTATCAATAATAATTGACTTACTGTACTCTGACGTACTGACATTGTACTCGGAAATTCCGTACTCCGCTATTTGGGAATTTGCGAAGACAATGGCTGACGTTTTATTGTATCCTTCCGTATAGTCATAGCCCCAGTTCAAAACAACCTGACTGCTCTGACCCCCCACAACTGTAAATGTAATCTCCTTTAGAATCTTTAGCCTGGACGGGTCCCCAAAGGACATCGGGTTGGTGTAGTACCTCATTTGATACGTACTGGTGTCGTCCAGGAAACCGTTGTACTTATTAACCCCCACATCCGTACCTAAGTACAGCGTCCCGTCACTGGCTCTAAGGCCACTAAGGACGGTTGTATTGGGCCACTCCGTCGCTCTAAAACTACCGTCCTCCATTGGCGTCCTGGTGTCAAAACAGTACACCGTGGCGCTGGTGGGCAGGAAGAGTAAATAAAATGACTCCTCCGGGCTGTACGCGGACTTAATGGGCAACGTACTTGCGTCCACAAGGGCCATCAGTTCGTCCCTGACATTCTTGGAAATGTCCTTTAAAGGAGCGGACTTTTCCTGAATGGTACGGCCTAAGCTTCTGAGGCCCGTGTCCGACAGGAACAATAAGTCTCCCCCAGTATGCTGTACGGAGTCCCTGGCAATACAGCCGACGTTAGCCACTGTGTCCGCTAAGGCCATAGACGCCGGAGCCGTTGCCCCAGTGTACAGAAGGATGGACCTTTTACCAAAGATAACTAAATGGTTGTTATGGGCAGCTAGGGCAACAACTTCGTCGTACCCTGTGGGCCACACCGTCTTAACGTCAATGCTCCCTGTGGCTCCTCCAGTCCAGACCACGCCGTCCAAAGTGTCCGACCAGTAAATTGTGTTCTTGTCCCCAGTAAAGTCAGCCGCCCAAAGACGACCAAAGGCAGCCAAGCATTCATGGGCTTGCGGGGGAGTTCCAGCAGCCCCTGTGTGGACTGACATCTTTTCCAACGTCCCTCCGTCCTGGAAAACAAGGGGTTCATGGCCTCTTTGGAAGAAAAACTCATGGTTGTTAAAGTTAATGATCTTCCAGTCGTCCCCGGAAACTGAATATCCGCCCCCAGGCGTCTCGTCCGTTAGGGTTGTCGTGCCACTAAAAATCTTGTTGTTCCCGGCGGAGTATATTTTAATACTACCGTCCAAAGCAATAAACTCAGCCATCGATTGGAGGCCATTGCTGGACCCAAGTGGCGTAGCGCTGCTAGTCAGCTTGTCAAGGCCTTTCCTGGCCCCAATCCTACCGTAGTCGTCTATGACGGCATTCTCCGCCACGGACGCAAAGGCTGGGTCGGAGTTAACGGGGGAGTCCTGTGTGTTCAGGCCCCTAAATCCAGGTGCGCCAATGTGTATGCTTTGTCTTTCCTGTGCCATATTTAGACTGCCCTATAAACTAATTCTTCCGGATTCTTAGCGGAATCCAAAGCGATAGCATCAGACAAATATCTGTCCGCAAGGGAAAAGTACTCCTGTGCGCTAGTTCCCCCTGTCTCCCCTCGCTCCCTAGCCAACAAAGCAATCGCCATGTGGACTATAGGGGGAAAGGGGATGTCCACTGTGTCGGAGTCCGACGACAAATCCGCCGGTCTAACTACCATATTGAACCGTAGGGAGTACACCCCGTCCGGTGTTGGATACAGTTTTATCTTAGTGTCCTCCGAAGAGTCTACACCGTTGAAGGTATAGGAGTCCGGGGGGGCTTCCGGTGCCGTATTAACAAAGTACATATTGTCCATCCATACGGGGGACCTGTACTTCAAAAACCAATTAGACGTATCATTTATTGCGTCAATAACCTTTGGTCTTTCCTTGCTTCCTGAGATTGTGTACTCACTAGTGGAAGCCGACGTTGTAACGGTAATGGCCGTTCTTAGTGCGTTCCAGTCATAAGTATTTTCCACGGCTCTCTTGGCGTCATTTACGTAGTCTCCAACCATCTTTGCGTAGGCGTTGTCCGCTACGCCGGTTACTTCGTCCTCTCTAAGACGCCTGAGGACATGGTTAACCATTACTAAATACGTTGTACTCATATTATATCACCAAAAAGACTTCTAAGTTGTTCTAAATAATCCTCAAAAGAAGGCTGTGTATATCTAGGTGCTGGGCCTAGCGTTGGTTGGGGTTTATATCTTAGTTTATGGGTGTACGGTTTAAATATATTTTTAGTTATGTCTCCGCCTCCCATACCTAGAAGTCCCAAACGCAGACCTCCTCCGCCTTCTCCTTCTCCTTCTCCTTCAAACTCAGCCTCTCCCTCGCCTTCAAACTCAACCTCTCCTTCAAGCTCTGCCTCTCCTTCAAGCTCTGGCTCTATCTCTAGCTCTGGCTCTATTTCTATCTCAGGCTCAGGTTCTATTTCTAGCTCTGGCTCTATTTCTATCTCAGGCTCAGGCTCTATCTCTAGCTCTGGCTCTATCTCTAGCTCAGGC